TGCTGTGTGGTGTGTGTTTTTTTTTTTTTTTTTTAGTTTTTTCTTTTGATTTATGTGAGTGAGTGAGTTGTTTGTTTTGTGATTGTTTTGTAGTTGCTGGTGGTGGGTAGGGCTTGTACTAATAGGACAACTATTCCTAAAGGAAAATCCCATATAAATCCTGACGGTGTCCCTTGTTCTTATCTTAAATTGAAAGATAAGGACAGGTGATATAAAAAAAAACTGTTTTAATCAAAAATAAAAGAATTGCTAGAACTATGCTACTCTAATCCCAGTTGTCGTCAAAGACTATCTGCACGGCCTGACACTTAGCGTCATTCACACGACAGTTCAGGCACAGACCTACTTCGTGTGTCGGCCTGCGGCAGCGAAGACACAGACCCTTTTGTGAAGTCTCTGCGCGACCTTGTTTGTGTGGGGTGTCGTCATGCCACACACGCACATCCACAACTTCTTGATGTGCCCGGTCACACATACTCCAGCGTCCTTGTAAGAGTAGTGTCCGCCTTCGTCACAAGTAGGAGTAGCTACTGCCTCCCTGATAAGTTCACCGAAAGTCTTCTGACCTACGATAGCGTCGTGCTTGCGGTTCGAGGGCATACTACTCAAGTAGGAGGATTATTTTTTTTTTTTGTTTTTTGTAGTTTTTGACTGGGGTAGGGCGGTCTTTCGGGCTTCCAGTTTATTCTTCAGTCTGTCTCGTGTATATTTTAATTTCAGTTGTTGGAAGTCTTGGTTGTATGGGAAGCGGATGCTTCCACGACCATAGAAACAGTGGGCAGTTGGCATCTGCGGGCTTCTAGTTTATTCCTCAGTCTGTCTTGTGTATATTTTTTTTTTTGGTATTGGAATTTTTGATTGTTTGTTTTGTTGGGTTGGTGTGAATTGCTGATTTGCTGTCGGGGGATGCGCTTAGGCATTTGGGGTTCGTAGTAATGGGACAACTATTTCTAAACAAAAATCCCATATATATTCTAAAATTGTCCCTCAAGTTATAATCTACATCGATTTCACGAGGGTCTGAAGATTGAAGGGCGACATGTGTCTAATAAAGGTCTGCTGAAGGAGTGGATTAGATGCGTTGCCTCCGTTTCGTGTGGCGGGTAACTGTGCGTTGCCTGTATTCACGCCCGACTCTAACTGAAGGTTGTAGTCCTGATTGACAAAGTTCTGAATATTTCCCATATTGAATGTGTAGTCTGCACCTACTCCTATACAGTTCGGTTCCATATTGTTCCGAGTACTGACGGCACCTGCGGCGTTGGCCTGCCTATCTTGTGTAAGACTGTCGTTCTGTTGGTCTATAGTAGCAGAAGAATGGTATGGAGGTTTCCCACCTAGAAGCGAGTATTCAAACTGACGACGCACTTCACAGTCACCCATCTGGTGAGTAGGCTGTATGAAGTTAGCGAGAGGTCGGGCTGCGCCTGCGTTGGGAGTTATAGCACCACCTACTAGTGTACAGCCATTTTCTATAGTAGATTGGAAGTTAGGTTTCATCTCAGTCTTGTAGTCATACGGGAAACGAAGACCGTTCTTGGCCTGCTGGTTTGCTCGTTCTCCGGGTGGATGTCTAAAGTTGTTGGCGTTCTTCTGTGCGTTGTTCACTTGGTCGTTGTCTAGGAAAAGATTAGTCATACTCTTAACCATACTGAGCTGAGGTGTGTAACTGTTGCTGTTTATACTGGACTGAACATCGTTGATTAGATTGAGCCTTGAGTTTAGCATGACGGCGGAAGGGTAGGAAGCGAGTTCCTGCTGGGATGGGATTAAGTATCTCCCCTCTAACTTTATATTCTTAAGAACATAGGACGCCTGTGTAGCCATGTTCCCGTTTGCCTGGTTGGCGATGTTGAAACTATTGAACCGATTGCAGAAGACCTGTGCGTCAGGGTTGAGGTGAACCGAAATCAAGAGACCACCTGTGTAGTCATTTCCTAAATGTAAAGGCAAGTTGTTGAGTAAATCAAGGTTGAGGCGGATAGAGAAGAACTGCCCTATCATTTTGTTATTAACATTCCCAGCAAGACCAGTCATAACAGCGGGGTCAGCACTACGGACAATACAGCGGTTAGAATGTTTCGACTCTTTACCTGTGGTAAGACCACGACAGTAAGGACTTTCTTGGTAGTCGGCCGCATTATGTGTATAGCATTCTAAAAGACTTTCATACTGTGCGTAGTTTATAGCACTAGTGAGTTCGACTTGGGACTTTTTAGATTGTACCACAACTTTATCTATAACATTCTTAATGCCCCCCCAGTTAGGTATGTTTGTGGCGGTGGGTCTTGTAAGGTTCGCCCCGTTGTTGAGGTTGTCGTTGGCGACACGGGCATCGTCTAGGATAGTGTTGTCTTCTGTTTTCTTGACTACGAACTGTCCTACCATGTGCAGAGTAGAAGTTTCAACCATAGCTGCCTGGGAAGGCACGGAGAAACGGATTGTAGGGAAACCGTCGCGGTGACTAAAGCCTCCTGCGATGACTGAACCTCCGAGAATATTCATAGGATTATCATTAAGCGGACTTAAACTGAAATGTTTTTTGAGGACTGGCATTTTATAATATATAATAATATAAAAAAAATGTGAATTAAAACTTTAAATCCCGTAATCCCTCCCGCCCTAGTAAATATAGCAGAAATCTTCTGAAGTTTCTAAAATATTCCTATTTATTTACCAGTTAACACGCCTAGACCAGTAGTTAGCAGAATTCTTGTCATTCTTAGTTAGTTTCCCCTCCTTGTTTCTAATACCTCCGCTCCTATCTAAATAGTTCTTTTGTCTTTTTTTGTCTTTGTGCTTAGTAAAATCAGACATAGAAGAGTCGCCGAAATGTATCAATCTTTTTGACCCACCTTTCATAACATATACCATACCTTTCTTGCCTGCCCTTGTAGATTTTCTCGGTTTGTATAAAGGTTTATTTTTCTTAAAGTCTTCTAAACTAGACATTCTATAGTATAATGATAGATTTAATTTATAAATTTACTGTCTTTATCAACTATAGTAAAATTTAGGGTAGTAGTCTGTAAGTATTTTGCAGGGACATCATCTCTAGCCCTTCTAACTTCTATATCAAAATAGTTTGTCTTAAAAGGCTGGTTCTTTAGATTGGATATTTGTTTGTTGAATGGTTCATAGTATCCTATCATGCTGTTGCCCACAGAGTAGTTAGTCTGGTATGGGATTGGTATGTTCGCTAGTATGTTCTTACCATAACCACTCTTACCTTGTGTGGGGAGACGCTGACTTCTTGTATTCTTATAGTTTGTTAGTGGCAGGTTGTTGATATACACAACATACGACTCTTGTGCTTCATTCGTATATAAATCTCTGAGTAAAAGTGCGCCTGCGTATGTAGTAAGACCCGGGTCCATCATTTCTACAGGTAGGACAAAGAGAGGCCCGAAGTCTAGTTCTAATCTAGTATCGGCCCAGGGGATACTTGGGAATAGTTCTTGACTTCTATATGTAGTAGGTTGCGTGGTGCCTGGTGGCGGTGCCTCATCTGAGATTGCTGAATCTATATAGGTTGAAAGTTCGTTACTAAAGGTGAAGTCCACACCATCCACAATAGTTCTCTTATTAGCAGTCCCGCCTCTTACGAACTCTGAAACCATAACCTGCGTCCATCCACCTGTAGTCTCTGCGCATGAAGAAGAAAGCATCGCGTGGAAGGGGATATTCATATCTACCATGTCGTTGGACTGGTCTGAGTTGTTTCCGCCTGTGTTGAACTGTTCCATAAAGTTCCCGTGTATAGAACCTACATAGTTAATCTGTTCCTGAGTATTGAAAACTACCCTCCATTCTCCGCCGATTTTTACACAGACTTTAAAGTGCAATCTTTCTCTGTTTACATACCCTTGGCTGTAAGTAGGGCGGGGGTCGAGTGTATTTACTATAGGTTGTGTGTCATAGAAAGGGACTATAGCAAGTTCTACTTCGTCAGTATCGTCAAGACCTCCTAGTTCTCCGCCGAAAGTATCTGAAGTCATATCTAATTCTGCTATAGGAAGAAGAGTATCTACCCTCATCCCTGCTTCGACTTGTGTAGGTTCGCACAGAAGTCTCCTAGCACCTCCTACTAGTCTACCTCCAGCTATAATCTTCATAGTTCTAAAGTTAGTAAGGTCATTAACATTAGGTCCTCCTAGTTCTACCCCGAAGAAACATGCTGGAATCTGTGATGCGGCTGCTGCCCCTATCTTTAAAGGCATCGTTGCGCCTGTGCCTTGAGTTCGGTTGGCGAACAACTCGAACCCCCTCTTGTTCCCACCATCCCACGCGGCCTGCTGGATTTGTGGAACACCGTTGGCATATGGGATAGAGTATAAACCTATAAAGTCCCGACCTCCTCCCGCCGTATGAACTGCTCCGGCTATAGCTTGGTAGTCTCCTAAGGTGTGGATAGACTGTGCTCGAACAGCAGGTAAGCATATCACACTATCCGCTGCATCCCCCGCTCCTAATCCTAATACAGTCTGGTTAGTACCAGGAACATTAGTTCGGGTATTCTGTGGGTCTATAGAGTAGTGGTATAAAGGTTCATCGTGTAGGGCGTAGTTATTGTATAGGTTTGCTCCTGCGGCATCTACATTCGCAGTTTTTTGGTAAGTCACCCCACCGTCAGCGTTTGGGGCTATAGTGGCATTGAATATGTGGGCTGCGGATGGTGTAAAATGTGAGTCTATGTTAGTACTTTGGTAAGTTTGATTGTTGTTATCGGGTGGGTCGTTTGTAATAGTAGTATTCTTCTTGTGTCTACAGATAGCGAGTGCTAGGTCTTCCATGCCCCCGTTGGGTCTTCTCGTGTTTGGGGTTTGTGCTGAGTTCATTTGTTGTATAGGGCCACAGTTGTATTCACCCCTAGTATTTTGATAGGATGGAGTAAAAGTAAGTGCTGTATTATCAGGAACTCCACCGCCCGTGATATTAGCTGATATAGTAATAGTAGCCCCGTTTATACTAACTACATTTGAATTTGCGGGGATGTTCCCGTTTCCAGTAACTCTGTCCCCTACTCGAACATTTCCTATGACTGCGAGAGTAATGTTAGCCTGTCCGTTTGCGCTGACACCCGCCGTGACCGTGACTTGCCTAACTACCGTTCCGTTTCTATTGAAAAGAGTTTGAAGTTCTCTATTTATAAGTATGTTTAAATCTAAAGCAGAGTAAGTTCCAGCAGGCACATTTATAGTGAATGCCTCTGGTTCTAGGCCAGAGTTTAGAGTAGGAACTTGTGCTTGAGGGGTGCCTGTTGCAGGGTCACCCGCCAGCCCTCTGTTGCCTTGAAACTGTGGTAGTTGAAACCTAGGGGTCACAACAATACTGTTGTTATTAAGGAGGACAATTCTCCTATCTCTTTTGACTTTGAAATGATTAAGATACACAGAAGCATCGCCTGGGACTTCTATATCGTCTTTGAACCTTGCTGTAAATTTCTGTGCTGAATTGTAGGGAGAAGTTAGATTGAAGTTCATATTATAGTATAATAATATAAAATAAAATAAAAATTATTCTTTAATAGCCTTCATGGCGACTAAAACGGCAGAGTTGAAGCTCTTCTTTTTGAGAAGTTGCCCCACCAACACCTTAAGATAAGGGAGTTCTTGTTCATATTCTAACTCTACTAGTTCTAAATGTTTAATAAGTTTGTTCTTTGTAATCTTTGAGAGTTTAGGGTGGTCTAGTAGTTCTTCTATTTCTTTAGGAGTATTTTCGTCTTTATCCATTTTTTCCGCTAGTTCCGCTGGGGCGGGAAGGATTTCGGGCTTTTCCGAAAAAGAAACTTTAACAGATTTGTTAATAGGTTCGTCCTTCTTAGCATTTCCCCATTTCCCCGTTTCCACCTCATTCTTCCAGCAACCTTTGTCAGTATCGTATTCGTCCTCTAAATGTTTAGTAAGTCCCATCCGCTCAGCGTGTAGTTGTGCTACAGTTTTTTTAGTTTCTTTTACAGTTTCGGCCATTTATACTATAGACATAGAAATTATTTCTTGTACTTTTTCACACGACCCGTTTTCTTCTTCTCTTCTATGGCCTTCTTCTTCTGTGCTGGGGTAAGTTCGCCCATGGTTGTAGGGGTGTCCTTAGTTACTCTTTTAGTAGGTCTAAAGATTTTCCCTCCTTCTTTGTATGTCTTCTTCCCTTTCTCTGTCCTCCAGTCTTCCTTGAACCATCTCCCTAAACCTTTTTTGTCTGACTTTGCACCTTCGTATGTCCCCCCAGCAGCCTTGTATTGTTTGACTATCTGCCCGCTTCTATAGGCAGAGTGTTTAGGGTTTTCCTTGTATATCTTTCTCTTTATTCTATCATATAATTTCTGGTTAGTCGGTTTTGCCATATATAATTCCTATAGATATAAATATCCTGTTTAAATAGGCACTTAAAGAGTTGTAGAACTTTACTAAAGTCAAGGGTGTATGCGTAGTAGTAATGCTCATATATAATACTCAATCTTTTTTTTGGCTCCGTGTTACGACCTTTGTCTTTTCTTCTATATCCTTTTTGATTTCCTCTTTCTCTTTGTAGACCTGTTTGTCCGGTGTTCTTAAAAGACAGTTCTTTATCACTTCGTTGAACCTCTCTTTGTATAGTAGTTTGGTGTGCTTGAGTGCTCGGCATTCATCGCATAGGTAAGATATGTAGCAAGGCTCAGACTCACAGAAGATACAAGTAAATCCCATTTATATAATATACACATATAATATTATGGGATTATTAAAATGGTTGTGTAAACGGTTTAGTTGTAACAGTCAGTGCGGGTTTAATCAAGAACTAAAGGGGTGTCCTAAAGAACTAAGTAATAAGATAGAGAATATCCACAATTATAAACTATCAATTGAGGATATGCTTAAAATAAACAAAGTGCTAAAAAAGGTTAATAAATATGAAATAAAGAAAGATGCTATTGAAATGACTATCTAGTAACTAACTACAACATTAGTTCCCATAGGTGTTGAGCGGATAGTAGCAGTCTTAGACACAAGTAGATAGTAATTTACTGACATGGCCCCTGTGTAAGGTCTGTTGATGAGTGCAATCCCGTTCCCATCAGCACCGCCGACAGCACCTGAGGGAGTTCTTCTATACTTCCATATGATAGGGTATGCTCCTATGTTACGACCACCTCCTAAAATCTGACCCGAACCGTTTGAAAGGTCTAGGCACAGGGGTTTATACTGACCGAACAGACCCGTTTTGTCGTGGCCTTGGAACTGGATTGTGTTGTCATCACAGAAGTAGGTTGGTCGTGGGACTTTGAGGTCTTTGCCTAGACAGTTAGAAGCTTCGTCATACTGGGATGCGGGACTGAACTTAAAGTCCTGGAACACATTAATACCATCTATATTCACATTATACTCCTCTTCATTCACACCATCTGTACGCTGGTTTAGATAGACAAAGGTGGATTCCACTTTGTTTCTGCCTGTGGCTAGAGTAGTATCTGTGAACTGCTTAACCATATAGACCTTGTGAACTTCCTTATTGTCTGCGCCTATCCTATGTTCTACTTCCTGCTGGAGATTGGCGGCCGCTACTGGTATTTGTTTTTCTACTCTTATACTATCAAAGAAGTCTAGTCTTAGACCTCCTTCTTGGTTAGTCATTTCCCTATCTCTGTTCTGAATTGCACTAGGCATGATGACATAATCTACCTGTAGTTTTACATCCTGGTAGTTAACAGAGTTTAGTAGAGCCTGAAGACCTGAGTTTGCTCCAGTCGCAGCGTTGGCAGCTGTCCCATTTACAGAACGAATATCGTTACAGAATTCGGCACCATCATGGAACTCAAAAGTTAGGAGAATTCTATAGTCTTGGAACAAGAATAGTGGGATAGTTCGCCCCTTGAGTGCGGGGAACAGAACCCCTAAAGGTATGCCTATCTGCTGGTTGTTTGCCTGTGCATTTGAAATCTGACATGAGTTAATCGCCGCAGCGTTGTTGTTGTTGTTTACGGCACCTTGGGTCATCCCAGATAGAACTTTATCTACAGTAATAGTCCCCGTTCCCTGAACAGCACCCCCTAAATCTACGGCAGAGGCGCCAGGAAGAACCCGTGTGTGTAGGCAGTTTTGGTAGTACCACCCATTAAGTTGGTTCTTTACACTCTCCGGCTGGGTAGTCATATTCATAAGATGACTAATCATATTTGCTCCATCGACATCGTTAATTATGAAGTCTCCTACTTGAAAGGTACACCTTTTAATAGCTCCGAGGCCACCATTTACCATATTTACTCGCATGTTGTTGTTACCACCGACAGCATTATTTGAAACTACTTTGAATAGGAGCATACTGTTAGCATCTAAGTAGCCTGCTTGGTCTAGTCTAAAGACGAATCTGTTAGAAACCCCTTGCACCCCTGAGATAGGTTCTAATGTATCACTCCGTATATCCATAACCATAGGCGCGTCGTTGACCGTATAATCTGTTAATTGAGACATTTATATTATATAGAAATAAAATAAAAATAAAATATAACTTTATATTAAATATGTCGAATACTCGAAAAATATTCAAGTTCCCTAATGCGAAAGACAAGTTAGAAAAAAACAAGCCTAAGAATGAAGAACTCAAAAAGTATGGTAAAGTTTTAGGAAAGAACCACCCTTTTAATAAACTAAAGGAAGAAGGAAAATTTAAAGATATGGAGAAATATTTTATAAAACCTAAAGGGAAAGAGGGAAATGGGGGAAAAAATCC